AACAGTGAAAGTATTATATAATGGGAGTCCATCAGTGGAACTCCTGGTTTCTCCTTTCATCCAAATAACGGATGATTTCGTCTCTCCATTCCATCAACTCATTAAAACACTTTTGGTTGTGAGCACAGTTCCGCAGTTCGGGGTCTGGTTTTAAGACGCTCTCATAAAACAAACCCAGTGCATCTCTACGCTTTTCGTGTTTTTCGTTCATGGATTATTTCCTGTTTGTATTATTTACACTACTTCTTTTTGGACTTTTTCATTTCCTTAAGAATGTAGTTCTTTGCTGATGTATAGTTCCGTGCCTCATGGACAACAGAACCATTGTTAATGATGGCAAATGCTTTGCAACCTATTATAGGGACTGCAGCCCACATGCCATCATTTGTTACATAACCTTGCGGATCTCCAGCAGTATCATCTAAGACACCAGGACGGTCAATAAAGGGTTTCTGAAACTTTTCACTCATCCGAACACAGCAGTAACACCAACAATTTTAGCATTAGGATTGCGAGCAAGTGCTACCTGACGTGCTTCTTGGTAATCACGTGCCTCTACTATTTCATCAAAAACCTTACCAGCAACATAGAGTTGGACTTTACACTTCATTGTTGTACTTGCTCCACTGCACTCTCAGAATTCCATTCTTGCTGCAATTTATCACCCTGATAGTAACCAAATCCACCAGCAAGAAGAGAGAGAATGATTGCCAGACTTACCTTACCAGTTTTATTACCAGCCCAGGCACCAAACCAACCACCAAGTCCCATCAAAACCCAGGGAAGAAAAGTCATCAGTGCCCAGATTGCTCCGATAATGAGAGCAAGACCAAGCATTCCTTCACCAGAACCAGAAGAACTGCTGGAGGAATTGGAGTTGGAGTTAGAACTGGAACTGGTGCTAACTGGATTGCAATTACTTACAGACTTAGCACCGTACATGGACTTTACCTGTGCAACTGCGGCATCACGACTGATGCCAGGAGTATCAAACTCAACATATTCCAACCGATTATCAACGGTTGTAATGTAGGCACCCCAACGATGAGACATGGTTCTGTTTTGATTATCTTAGTATTATAGCAGGGAGGAGCAGGGTTTCTGCTCCTGGTGGACGGTTTCGTAACTGGTCAGCGACGGATCACGGACACAGCAGGCAGACCCTGCTGGAAAACGGTGTCTACGACCGCCTGAACGCTCTTGGCGGTGCTGATGCCCACTTTATCATAGACAGGCACACAGACCAGTCCAAAGGTCTTCTGAGTGCCACCCAGACGGATGACACGCCCAATGGACTGGGAGATTCCGATGTAGTCCATATTACGCATAAACAGGACTGCTTCCAGTCCGCTGACGTTGATGCCCTCGGACAGGATGCTGTGGTGAAGAACAACAAACTTCTTGTTAGAATCCTTACCCCAGGCATTCAGAGTGTCAAAGAATACCTCACGGTTGACCTTCTGACCATCAATAATGGCACCAGTCTTGGAAGTAATATACATCACTGAATAACCACGCTCAGACAACTCTTTGCGGAAGTCAGATTCTGCAAGAAGTTTGACAATCTGCTTGGTAGAACGAGCACAGATAAGAATCTTATCCAGTGCATTCTCATCAATGGTGTCAAGCAGATTCTGAGAATCACGGTCAGCAATCATCTGCTTGTCCTGAACCATATCCAGTTGCTTCACAACAACCTTAGGCGGCAGGATATAACCTTCTTCTACCAACTTAGGAGCAGGAACGTTACAGATTACCTGACCATAAACCTCAGGGTCGTTCATTCCAGGTTTGGAAATAGTAACAGAGTGCTTTGGCGTCGCCGTAAAGAAATAGCAGCGGTCAGCAACAGCAGAGAAGTGCTCCGTAGCAGGGAAGAAGTTACGCTGAACAGAGTTGTGTGCTTCATCAAAGTAAATGGTATTGACCTCAACATCTGCCTGTTGCAGACGGTGCAGAGAATGATAGGTGGTGAAGATAATTACATTCTCACCAGCAGTCCGTGCAGTGTTGACGAACAGATTGATCTTACTAGGATTAGTAGTAGAGAAGTGGTGCGTCTCACCACTGTGAACATGAAGAATGTGAGTGTTAGTAGTATCAATGTGCTCCAAGAACTCAGAGCAGAGTTGCTCAGCAAGAAGAATACGAGGAGCAACAACAACAGTAGTCATACCATTGTCGATATACTGACAGTTGACAATCAAATCGTGGAACATAACGGGAGTCTTACCACCCCCAGTAGGGATGATAACCTGACCCTTGTCAAATGCCAGCATAGAATCCAGAGCGTCTTGCTGGTGGGGTCGGAGTTGCATCACAGTCCTCATCGCGTATGGGACTATTATAGCACAATGGGACCTCTACCGATGGGCTCTGTGACAGTTCCATAACTGGTCTCGGTAAGAACTCAGAGTCTCATCTTCAACCGGGACAAAGGTAGTCTACAGGGATTTTATGAGTCTGTCAAGCGAACCCATTCAGAACCATTCCATATCCAAGTCTTTAAGTTCCATTCATACCTATCACCGACTTTAAGATCGTGCTTGTCTGGTTCTGGAAATACAGGTTCTTCAGTCATATTTTTTGGTGTTTCTTCATCAAGATGTTGTATAATGTGCTCATATTCCTCAGAAACCCAATCAACATCAGACTCCGACCATTTACTTAGTGGGCAGGAATCCAATGCAAACTTAACTTTTGCACCTAGAGGACATCCACATTCTTTACAACGATGCTGTAAATCATCATACTTAGGACATTGCTTACATATTTCTAGTCTTTCTCTTTGTATTTTTTCGGAGACCAATAATGAAGCACCACCATTTGCAAGTGCTTTTTTTAAGACCTCAAAAGTAAACTTAGCAAGATTTTTTCCTTGTTCTGGCAAGGATGGATAATCATTTTCCATCACAATTTAATCAACTAATTTATGTATATTACCTAGGACCCTTGTATACGGAAGAAGAACCTGTAAGAACATATCCAGAACCAGCAACTGCTGCTCCTGCCGCTCCAGCACTGCCCCTAGAACCTCCAGTTTGATAAACGGTAGTGCCGTTACTATAGTATCCAGGATATCCATTTTCTGCACCACTATTATCTCCTGGTTCACCCCAATCTCCACCATTTCCACCTTTACCTCCTCTACCTGCATTACCAGCACTAGAATGACTTCTAGCAGTTTTACCATCAGGTTGTCCTAAAATTGGTGCATTCTCGGCAAAAGTTCTATCTTGGAAACGACCCCGACCAGCACCACCAGCAGTTCCATCTCCACCATGTCCTCCATATGAGGGATTTGTGTTGGAACCAGTTACTGTTTTTCTGCATGATGTTGTGTTAGCAACACGAGTAAAATCGTCACTATAACAAACTGCATCACCCCAATAACTTGGATTTCCTCCACAGTTTTGTCCACCTTGACTGATGTGCTTATAACAATTATTTGCCCATTCACCACCAGCGTTTGCACACGCTTGTTGACATCTCACATAATATGTGGAACTTCCATTTGAAACTGAACCTCCGCCAATAGAAATATAATAACTAAAATATGTCGTATAAGAACCATCAGCACCATTACCACCCCATCCGCCGCCGCCTCCGCCGCCTCCGCCTCCATAAACCTTAGCAGTGTCAGAAGTTCTTACAGTAACTGTTCCAGTTCCATTTGTATTAATGTAAAGTGCAGTTCCACCATTTCCTCCATTACCAGCATTAGAAATTACACTACCATTGCTTTGATTTTTATCTCCCTTAGCACCAGGAGAACCACCAGTTCCAAGAATATTTCCAGTGATAACTAAAAGAACGTTATAAATCGCGGAAGCATTTAAACTTACTGCTGGAGAACCGTTAGTAGATCCATTTCTTCCTGCAAGTGTTATTGTTTTGGCAATGTTTTTACCAAGATTACCATTCCACAAACTAGAATTTGCAATATTTAAATTTTCTTCTATGTCACCAGAACCTTGATTTAGATTATAATATTTGATAGAGTTTCTGAATTGTGATATTTTTAAGTTTGATGATGTTGCTATACTTGAGTTCTCCGTAGCATCAGGAACAATAGGGTTAGTAGATCCTGTATTAGTGTCTCTTCTATATTCTGAAAAACTTATAGACCCAGAAGAAGTCTGTTTAAAAGTACTTCTCAACTGACTAAAAGATATACTTCCAGAGGAAAAATATGGTCCGACTTTACTTACTGTTAGAGACATATTAAGATAAGTTTAGAGTGGCGGTTAGAGATGTACCAACAACTTGGAATACAAGTCTGTCGGGTGAAGTTAAAACCGTTATTGATATTGCAGGATCATTATTATTTGAACTATTAAAGTTTGCACTTACTGTTGCGGCAGTTACAATACCTGTAGGCATTGATATTAAATCATCTACCACAATTTGATTTGCATTAAGTGTATTTTTAACTGTTAAACCAACAGGACTTGAATCATAACTGGATGGTAAGGTTGTTCCAATACCAACATAAGTTTGAATACCAATGAATGGAATACTATCAAAATCTATACTTTCTGTTACTTTAAGTTGTGCGAGTGTGGTAATTCCTCCAGTGTTATTAAGATTAGTTTCCGTAATCACTGATGGATAATTAATTGTGCCTGTGATAGTGCCATCAACTGTTAAATCTGAATCAATATGCACATTTCCAGTAATTGTGGCACCACCACCCACAGATAATTTTTGTGATGGAGTTGTATCATTAATTCCAAGATTCCCATCATATGTTAAAGACATCAATTCATCATTTGTTTGTCCATAAACCCACTTAAAGTTGCCAGTGCTTCCTATACCAGTACCACCGTGAATAATAGTCTTAATGTCACCAACGTCATTATTAACGATATCTAATACTCCAGCAGAGTTTCCGAATCTTAATACCGCAGAGCTATTACCAGCACCAACAGATTGTCCAACACTGATTCTTGCCTCTCCACTATCAGAAACAACCTCTACAAGAGAACCAGATGCTTTTCTAACCTGAATTTCTGATGTTGGATGTGCTGTACCGATACCAAGTCTTCCAGTTGATAATGCTGTTAGTGCGGTGCCACCAGACCCTACATTTAACTCCGTGGTCGCTGTTACAATGCCTGTTACACTTACATCAGACGCTGTTACAATGCCTGTTAAAGTTATATTAGATGCTGATATGTCAGATGCCGATATGTCAGATGCCGATATGTCAGATGCCGATATATCAGTAACAGTAATACTGGGACTTCCAGTTAATGATGATGCCGTTGTTGCTGTTCCAGTTAAAGATCCAGTGAGTGTCGTTGCATTTACATTAGTAACTGATATTGTTGCAGGAAGTCTAGAATTATTAACAGTACCAGATGTTAAATCTGTGGCGTTTAGATCGCCATCAAAACTAGAAGCCGTTATAATTCCAGAAGAAGCGTTAATATCTCCACTCGTTAAAATTAAATCACCTTCAGTAACTGTGAGGTTATCCTTTATTGATGCATCACCATAAACAGTAAAATTGGAATCAGATACACCAGGGCTTATTGTTGTATTGATACCAACTCTTGATGTCGTGTGTAATCCTACCCCAGCATTATCGGTAATAAATGTTGTGCGAGCATATCCAATTAAATTATCAACTAGTTCAGAACTTCCTACCTTTAACTGTCCTACGGTAAGAATACCAGAAACATCGGCACTTGTTGCACTCAGAACTCCGACAGTTCCAATACCTGCATATAATTCGCCAGTGGTTACCAATCCAGTAACTCTAGTATCTCCATGAACATTAAGCAAATAGTTTTGTGGGATGGAAGTTCCGATTCCCACAAGACCATTTGCATTTACGACGAAATTGTCATTATCAACCTGAAGACCAGTTCTGAAATTAAATGACTTACGAATATTTGCCATTATAGTCTTTTTAGTTATTTATCAGATAGTTTTTGCTCCAATGCTTCCACCTTATCTGAAAGGTCTTTAATTGCCTCTACAAGAAGTGGAACGACCTTATGATAGTCAACTGCAAGATATCCATTATCCCTTGTTGTAACTGCCTCTGGCAATACTTTCTCAATTTCTTGTGCAATCAGACCAACATCGTGTCCAGACTTGTTAGACTTTTCGTTCCAATCAAATGTATTACCACTGATTGAGAGAACCTTGGCAAGAGGATCATCAATAGGTGTAATGTTGTCTTTCAGTCTTTCGTCAGAAGTCCAGAATGCGGTGATGTCATCGGTTACCTGAAGTTCTCCACCAATTGTAACTCCAGTTCCAGTAGTTGTTAATCTGGTTACATCATTATAAAAAAGTCTTACGCCATCGGTATCATTACATGTAATAGATCTCTTAGCAAGACTTGCATCTGTTCTAAGGAAGATAGTTCCGGATACAGAGTCAATGTAAAGATTTCCATTTCCAACATCCCGAATATAGCTGTCGCCATTAGGATCACCACTTCCAGCTAAACCATGGAAAATTTCTAAATCATTACTATTTCCAAAAGATAATTTCTTATCATCGAGGAGGAACATATCTCCACTAAGATTTACATTAGAAACACTAAGGTCTCCACCAGCACTAAGGTCTCCACCAGCACTAAGGTCTCCACCAACACTGAGAGTCTTTGCTATTCCAACACCACCAGAAACTACAAGTGCTCCAGATGTGGGACTTGTAGAATCAGTTTCATTGGTAATCTTATTAATATTAGTAAATCTAGTTTCGCCATTAAATGTAACTGGTCCATCAAACTGCGATAATACTTGATTAGAAGGACCACCCTCAACAACAATTCTCTCCTTAACAGTAACTTCATCAAATACGGCACTCAATCTCGATGGATCTTCACCAGTAACCGTTGGAATTGGAGTATCAAATGTTGTTTCCTCACCAGTAGCAGATGATTTCTTCTGGTTTCCAATGTAGAAATCACCACGGTTGTTCATACCAGTATAGACAACAATACCAGCGGATCTTTCCTGTGACTGAACCAAGAACTCTTCTCTTTCGGGGAGAGACTTGACCTGAACTTGTGGAAGACCTGTTGAGTAGTTTCCAGGACCATATCCAAGATACTCAAATGTATGACCAGAAGCACGGGAATAAGATGGTCTGCGGAACTCAATTGCCTTTGGTTCTACCTTTCGGATGGTTGATCCCGAATCATGTGCAGTTTGTCTTGTAGCCAGAGCACCACGAATG